AGACGTGGAATATACCAGGCAGGTATTAAAGCCTCATTCAGCAGTACGTTAAGCGGGCATCTTGGGGTGGGGTATAGCCATAGTGCCGGTGTGGAATCCCCGTGGAACGCGGTAGCTGGTGTGAACTGGTCGTTCTGACCATCAACGAAAAAGCCCACATCTGTGGGCTTTCATGTTACCAGGAGCCGCGGCTCCTTTGCGTATCCTTTTATGTCTCCTCACCGTCTGGTCGGTGTTTTGCTGAGACTTCTAACTTCCTGTTTTTGTTGGTGTTGTCCTTACACCGTCCAATCATGATTGGTGGAGCTGGCGGGAGTTGAACCCGCGTCCGAAATTCCTACATACCATTTTTAGTATAGTAAAAACAGCTATTTATATTTAAAAACAATGTGTTAGTGTTTTGTTGTATTTGCTCGTCTTACGCGTTTTTAATGCTCCGTCGCCAAAGTGCCGCCATTACATCAAGTATCTAGAACAAAATGAGTTAATAAATTATAATTAATATGTTGAATATTCTTACATTCATAAGTGGGACGTGATGAAAGAAAAAAAATTCGTTAGTGAGCTTTTCCTTGAAAATGGGCAGTTTATTTTAGTCGGTTTGACAGGTCGAACTGGTTCTGGTTGCACAACAACAGCTAATATTCTTGAAAACGAAAAAACAGTCTTCCCTGATGTAAGTAAATTACAGGGTTTTTACAAGGGATTGGATGTCCATCGTTATAATATAGTTAAAAAATTCGCAGAAAATCACTGGGAAAATTTTTACTCAATTAAGGTGAGTGACCTAATCTCAGCGTATCTTTTGATGTTAACAGTTGAAGAAGCTTCTGAGTTTATTCTATCATCTAATAAATCTATCAGTAAAGAGCATTTAGATAATGTATTAACTTTTGGTGTATTTTCAGATAATCTCATTTTAACAAGATTTAAAAATGTAATTGAGAATTTGCTTGATCATAATAGTGAATTGAAGCTTAATGAAAAAACGATTAATAAATTTATATCAATTTTGAGGTTAGTTAGAAAATTTACTAAGGAATTCAAAGCTGAACTAAATGCGATAAACTCAAATTTATATGTTTCAGTCTATCAGTTAGCAGGTAAGTCAATTAGACGCCGTGGGCGTATTGAAGTCGATTTTGAAGATAAAGAGTTTATACCTAAATCTGTTTTTCATTTGCCGGAAACTATTAATAGGGTTATTAAATTAATAAGAAAAAGCAAAAGAGATAACGCATTAATTGTCATAGATGCTATTAGAAATCCATATGAAGCAAAATTTTTTAAGGATAGATATTCTGCATTTCATTTAATGTCAATAAATGCCCCAGATGAACATCGAACAAACTATTTGCGGAAACTACATAAGTTTTCTGAAAAGCAGATAGAGGAAATAGATTCTGTAGAGTCAGGTAAAGGTGATAACTCTTACAAACATCTCACTAATCCAAATGTAACTAAATGCATTGAACTATCAGATATACACATTTTTAACCCAAAAAATGAATTTGATAATGACAATATTTTAAAAGCACAATTAGCGTGGTACATCGCACTGATGAAGCATCCTGGTCTGATAACACCTACTGCAATGGAAAGGGTTATGCAAGTTGCGTATACGGTAAAATTAAACTCTGGTTGTATATCTAGACAGGTGGGAGCTGTAGTAACTGATGGTGAAAACTCAATAAAATCAGTGGGTTGGAATGATGTCGCCAACGGTCAGATTCCTTGCTCTATGAGATCGCTAGATGGCCTAATGAACGACTTTGATGAAAAAGTGTACAGTCATTATGAGAGAAATAATAGTTCTTTCAGAATTAAAGCTAATGAGAAACTATTAAATTTTAGGGCGATAGATAAAACTGGTGATATTTATAGAGGCAGGAACTTATCTTATTGTTTTAAAGATATACATAATGATCTTGATAAAGATAAAAAAGGTAATCAAGTTCATACACGTGCATTACATGCTGAGGAAAACGCATTTTTACAACTTGCAAAATATGGTGGCATTGGCGTTCAGGGGGGGAGGTTATATACAACTGCCAGTCCCTGTGAGCTGTGTGCGAAAAAAGCTTATCAGTTAGGTATATCTGAAATTGTATTTATTGATCCCTACCCAGGTATAGCTCAAGACCATATTATTAATATAGGTAACAAGCCACCAAAGTTAATACAATTCAGAGGCGCAATTGGGAAGTCATATCACCGACTTTATGAGCAAGTTATCCCGATAAAAGATGAGTTAGAATATCTTCTTGAGTAGAAATATTATACTCATCTTTCCTGAGGGCAACTTCAAGATGATCAATAAATATTGATCATCTTGATAGTTAATTGCAGAGTCAAACTAGTAGTCAGACTGAAGCTTTGATAAAAAATGTTTTTGTTTTTTTTCATTTTCTAATGACTGGTTTTTATTGGCTTATTTTTAATGTTGCATTGCAATGCTTTTCTACTTTTTTGAATATGGCATCTTTTATGTTTTTATACAACAAAGATGAGGGCTTACAGGTTTTTTGTGATATTAAATTATCTTATTCTATAAATAAAATCTAATCTCAGTCTGAAGAGTTAAATAAGAATGGATAACCTGCTGAATATTTGTAAATAATTTGAGTTTATTTTCATAAGTTACTCTATCTTAAGTTGCATAAAGGGTTTTTAGTAACTGCATCTTCAAGATGATCCGGCGAAAAGTGGGCGTAAATCATCGTCATTTTTATATCGGCATGGCCCAGAATATCGCGTAGGACCAGTATGTTTCCGCCATTCATCATAAAATGACTGGCGAATGTATGACGTAGCACGTGAGTGCATTGGCCCTCTGGCAGCTCGATGCCAGCTCGCTTTACTGCCCGTTCAAAGGCTTTTCTGCACGGGGTGAATAGCTTCCCTCTGTTCTTGGGGAGTTCGTCATACAGATCTTGAGATATCGGCACGGTGCGGTTTTTCTTGCCCTTCGTCTTGGTATAAGTGATGCGGTATTTAGATAACTGATGGCCCTGCAGGTTTTCGGCTTCACTCCAGCGTGCGCCGGTGGCCAGGCATATTTTTGCAATCAAAAGCAGACTGGGGTTTTGAGAATCAGCGCAGGCATCTAGCAGACGTTTAATTTCTTCCGAGGTCAGGAACGCCAGTTCCCCCTCAGCGATTTTAAATGTTGGCAGCCCGGCGAGAGGATTTGGTGCTGACCAGTGGCCTAGTTTTTTCAATGTGCCGAAAACCGATGATAGGTTACGTTGCTCAAGATTCACCGTGCGTGGTTTTACTGGCGACATTAGTGTGCCGTCTTCGTTACGAACGTCGCCTTTTAACCGTGCTTCGCGGTATTTTGTAAAGTCACCGGCTGTCAGTTCTGAGGCGATGGGGTCGCCTAGACCATTACAGATAATTCTAAGTTTCGCCATGAGGCGCTTGGGGTCTGCGAGTGTCTGGCCATACAGGGAATACCAAAGCTCAATTAATTCTGATAGGCGTCGCCGATCATCCTTTTCACCTAGCCACGGTTTTTTATTCACTTCTTCCATTGTGAAGCTTTCAAAAGCAATGGCTTCTCCTTTCGTAGCAAATTGCTTACGCACGCGCTTGCCATTGCGTCCATTGGGATAGCACTCACACAACCATTTGCCGTTTGGCTGTTTTCTGACAGTCATGTTTAGATACTCTTTATTACTTTGACTGCACGCCCAATAACTTCCACATCATCAGCAGAGCACTCGAAAGACGCTTCATCTTGATTTACTACAATCTTATTGCCGGGAATCCGCATAATTTTTGCAATAATAATCATTCCATCAATATTGATAAGCCAGAATCCATTGCTGACTTGTTTAACTGATTTATCGATGAGATAACAATCAGTAGGGGTTTCTAAGAACATCGATTCTTCATAATTTGCAGGTAATATGCTGTGGTCTAGGAAAATCTCTTCATCAATACTGAGTTGTCCATTCTCCAAGGTTCCTTTAGGAATAGATGGAGTTATGAGTTTAGATAACGGTTTAATTGCTTGTTTGTTCTCATTGTGAGATCTTTTTTCAGTCTCAGATCCTGCTTTCATGCTTCCCTGTCCTGTAGCTAACCAAAGCAACGAAACACCGGTTTCTAGTGCGCACTGAATTATCCAGTCAGCAGGAAAGCTGTCACGTAACACTCTGTTTGCCATAGTGCTTTTTGAGACATTCAGGTGCTCACTTAATGCCTGCTTAGTTGTGAATCCATAAGCCGCAAGCAGCCTCTCAATAGCTGCTTTACCTCCCGTATCGGAACCCATTCTGATGTTTAACATTGGTAATCTCCATTTGACAATCTTGAATCAGGATCGTAATGTTTTCTTGTCTCTTGATGTGAGAGTTTAAGAGACGGGCTAAAACGAACTAACACGCACACAAAGTAAGAGATACTGCACTATGAGTACTGATATTTCAATTCGTGTACCAAAAGAGATGGCAACACCTGCAGAGTTCGCAGAGTGGGAGGGCATTTCCCGCGGCTCTGTTTACCAAAAAATTCACCATGGTCAACTTGCTAAGTACATGGTAAAGAAAGAAAAAAACAAAGGCCGCGTAAGTCTGCGTTATCTGATGTACAAAACTGATCAGGTCCGTGAATCCCTCGGACATTCCAACTTCCGCGTCATTGTTGGTAAGTAAGTTCAATTATGGGAACTTTCTAAGGGGGCAGCATGTTTGATTACAAGATTTCCAAACATCCGTATTTTGATGAAGCCTGTAGAGCTTTTGCACTACGTCACAATATGGCGAAGCTGGCAGAACGTGCAGGAATGAATGTTCAGACACTGCGAAACAAACTCAACCCAGATCAACCGCATCAGCTCAATGCGCCAGAAATCTGGCTGCTTACCGATCTGACAGAAGACTCAACGCTGATAGATGGTTTTCTGGCACAGATTCATTGTCTGCCATGTGTACCGATTAATGAGGTGGCAAAAGAGAAACTGCCACATTACGTCATGAGTGCAACCGCAGAGATCGGGCGTGTTGCTGCAGGTGCGGTATCTGGCGATGTAAAAACCAGTGCAGGTCGTCGTGATGCTATCAGCAGCATTAACTCTGTAACACGACTGATGGCGCTGGCTGCTGTTTCATTGCAGGCCCGTTTACAGGCTAATCCTGCGATGGCGAGTGCAGTTGATACCGTGACTGGCCTCGGTGCTTCATTCGGTTTGCTGTGAGGTGCTTATGCTGACGAAAGAACCATCATTTGCATCGCTGCTGGTAAAACAAAGCCCGGCAATGCACTACGGTCACGGCTGGATCATGGGTGAGGATGGTAAACGCTGGCATCCGTGCCGTTCACAAGATGAATTGCTGTCTGAATTGACCACGGGGATACGGAGAAAGTCAAAATGTATGCAGCGGAAAGTGAAGTGGTTTATCAGTTTCGTTACAGAGGGGAGAGTTATTCAGTATCTGAAGATGATTTGCTCTGTTGTTATCCGTCGTTGTCGGGCGATGGCAGTTACTTTTTCACGCTAAAGGATGGGACGTTTTTACGGGGAGAGCAGGTTAAAGAGATGATACGAAAAAATATATCTCCTCTTGAGCGTTACCGTAAGAACAAAGAGCGATAGTTGCGTTTTGGGAATATGAATTATGGCAATTAATGGCGCTGCGGCGACTGTTCCATTAGGCCCCGGTGAACGCCTGAATGGACTTAATCACATTGCGGAGTTAAGGGCGAAAGTTTTTGGTCTGAATATTGAGTCAGAGCTTGAACGGTTTATTAAAGATATGCGTGATCCACGCGATATTAATAGCGAACAAAATAAACGGGCACTGGCTGCCCAATTCTTTATTGCAAAAAATCCATGATCCAATCAATAACAAACAAAAAAACGAAGCCCGGGCAGCCATATTCTTTATGGCAAAAATTCCAGCTGAACGTCATAGCATCAGCATTAATGAGCTGACCACTGACGAAAAGCGGGAGTTGATTAAAGCAATGAATCATTTTCGTGCAGTGGTGAGCTTATTCCCCAGACGGCTAACCATGCCGAATTAACCAACTAATGAAATTAATGGCGTAAACCCGCCGGGCATCCCTTTATCTAAATTCAGGAGAATTGATTATGCGTAATATTGAAACCCTCTCGACCAAAACCGGACCGGCTGACGCAGGGCTTAATATTTTACTGACAGAGGCTCGTCTGGAAGAACGCCGGGCAAGGGCTGAAGCAATGGCAGCTCGCCTTGATAGCCTGGCGTGTCATATCTCATCCCGCCAGCTAAACCACGTGGAAGCGGCAGAACTGCTTCGTGTGACTGCTGAAGCAATCCAGAACGAAGCGCAGGAGATCCACTAATGGCTGATGCAATGGATCTCGTACAGCAGCGCGTTGAAGAAGAACGCCAACGCCATATCCGTGCTGCCCGTGCCAAAACGCCGGGCGTGTCCCGCGTGCTTTGCATTGAGTGTGAAGCGCCAATTCCGCCAGCACGCCGCCGTGCCATTCCGGGTGTGCAGCTTTGCATTACCTGTCAGGAAATCGCAGAGCTGAAAGGCAAACATTACAACGGAGGTGCTGTATGAGCACCATCCTGAAATGGGCGGGAAATAAAACTGCCATAATGTCCGAACTGAAAAAACATCTTCCTGCTGGCCCGCGACTGGTTGAACCTTTCGCGGGTTCCTGTGCTGTGATGATGGAGACGGATTATCCCAGCTATCTGGTTGCGGATATTAATCCTGATTTAATCAACCTCTATAAAAAGGTTGCCGCTGATTGTGAATCGTTTATATCTCGCGCCAGAGTTTTATTTGAGAACGCAAACAGGGAGATGGATTATTACAACATAAGGCAGGAGTTTAATTACTCAACTGAAATTACTGATTTCATGAAAGCGATATATTTCCTGTATCTCAATCGTCACGGTTACCGTGGTTTATGTCGCTATAACAAGAGCGGGCATTTCAACATTCCCTACGGTAATTATAAAAATCCGTATTTTCCTGAAAAAGAAATTCGTGCATTTGCAGTAAAAGCCCAGCGGGCAACGTTTATCTGCGCCAGCTTCGATGAAACGCTGGCGATGTTGCACGCGGGGGATGTGGTGTATTGCGATCCGCCTTATGACGGTACGTTTTCCGGCTATCACACTGATGGTTTCACTGAAGATGACCAGTATCACCTGGCATCCGTTCTTGAACATCGGTCATCAGAAGGATATCCGGTCATTATTTCTAACAGTGACACATCCCTGATCCGTTCGCTGTATCGCAATTTTACTCACCACTACATCAAGGCAAAACGCAGCATCGGCGTGGCACCTGGTGAGAGTAAATCTGCAACAGAAATCATTGCTGTTGCCGGGCCGCGCTGCTGGATAGGATTTGATCCTTCGCGTGGCGTGGATTGTTCCGCCGTGTACGGAGTGCGTGCATGAGCCATGCTGATATGAACAACTGCAGCGGCTTTAACGAGGTCGCCGCAGCATTCTCATGGAACAGCCCAAAAAAGGCCATTAACCCTTATCTGGACCCGGCGGAAGTTGCGCCGGTTTCTGCACTTTCAAACCTGATCACTCTGTACGCTGCCGATAACGAGCAGGAACAACTGCGCCGCGAGGCACTGAGTGATCAGGTCTGGGAGCGTTATTTCTTTAATGAATCCCGTGATCCTGTCCAGCGCGAAATGGAGCAGGATAAGCTCATTAGCCGGGCAAAGCTGGCGCATGAGCAGCAGCGTTTTAATCCGGACATGGTCATTCTGGCTGACGTCAACGCCCAGCCTTCCCATATCAGCAAGCCGCTGATGCAACGTATTGAATATTTCAGCAGCCTGGGCAGGCCAAAGGCTTATTCCCGCTATTTGCGTGAGACGATTAAGCCATGTCTGGAACGACTGGAGCATGTCCGCGACTGTCAGCTATCCACTTCTTTTCGCTTTATGGCAAGCCATGAAGGGCTGGATGGCCTGCTTATCCTGCCTGAAATGAGTCAGGATCAGGTGAAACGCCTGTCTACCCTTGTCGCTGCGCATATGAGCATGTGCCTTGATGCCGCTTGTGGTGATTTGTATGCCACCGATGACGTTAAGCCAGAAGAAATCCGCAAAACATGGGAAAAGGTGGCAGCGGAAACCCTGCGTCTGGATGTTATTCCGCCTGCGTTTGAGCAACTCCGTCGGAAAAGAAACCGCCGTAAACCCGTGCCCTATGAACTCATTCCGGGTTCGCTGGCGCGTATGTTGTGTGCCGACTGGTGGTATCGGAAATTATGGAAGATGCGTTGCGAATGGCGGGAAGAGCAGTTGCGTGCTGTCTGCCTGGTCAGCAAAAAAGCATCCCCCTATGTCAGCTATGAAGCCGTGATGCATAAACGTGAGCAGCGCCGTAAGTCGCTGGAGTTTTTCCGTTCTCATGAACTGGTGAACGAAGACGGCGACACGCTGGATATGGAAGATGTGGTAAACGCCAGCAGCAGCAACCCGGCGCATCGCCGCAATGAGATGATGGCCTGTGTTAAAGGTCTGGAGCTTATCGCGGAAATGCGCGGTGACTGCGCCGTTTTCTACACTATCACCTGTCCGTCGCGTTTCCATTCCACGCTCAATAACGGCAGACCCAACCCGACCTGGACAAACTCGACGGTAAGACAAAGCAGCGACTATCTGGTCGGCATGTTTGCTGCATTTCGTAAGGCGATGCACAAAGCCGGATTGCGCTGGTATGGCGTGCGGGTGGCTGAGCCGCATCATGACGGTACAGTTCACTGGCACCTGTTGTGTTTTATGCGCAAAAAAGACCGCCGCGCCATCACTGCATTACTGCGTAAGTTTGCCATCCGTGAAGACCGCGAGGAGCTGGGCAATAACACTGGGCCGCGCTTTAAGTCTGAGTTGATTAACCCGCGCAAAGGAACGCCGACAAGCTACATCGCGAAATATATCAGTAAGAACATTGACGGGCGTGGTCTGGCTGGCGAGATCAGCAAGGAAACGGGTAAATCTCTGCGTGATAACGCTGAATACGTTAATGCCTGGGCGTCTCTGCATCGTGTTCAGCAATTCCGCTTCTTTGGCATTCCGGGGCGTCAGGCTTACCGTGAACTGCGATTGCTGGCTGGTCAGGCGGCAAGGCAACAGGGTGACAAAAAAGCAGGTGCGCCGGTACTGGATAACCCGCGCCTTGATGCCATTCTGGCTGCAGCTGATGCTGGTTGCTTTGCCACCTACATCATGAAGCAGGGCGGCGTACTGGTTCCCCGTAAATATCACCTCATCAGAACCGCTTATGAAATCAACGAAGAGCCGACCGCCTATGGCGATCACGGTATTCGTATTTATGGCATCTGGTCACCCATTGCAGAGGGCAAGATCTGCACTCATGCAGTGAAGTGGAAAATGGTTCGTAAAGCCGTTGACGTTCAGGAGGCGGCAGCCGACCAGGGCGCTTGCGCCCCTTGGACTCGTGGCAATAACTGTCCCCTTGCTGAAAATTTGAACCAACAAGGGAAAGATAAATCAGCTGATGGGGATACCAGGACGGACATTACCCGCATGGATGACAAGGAGTTGCACGATTACCTGCACAGTATGAGCAAAAAAGAGCGCCGGGAACTGGCAGCAAGGTTACGCCTGGTGAAACCGAAACGGCGTAAAGACTACAAACAGCGAATTACAGACCATCAGCGACTGCAGCTCGTGTATGAGCTGAAGTCCAGAGGATTTGATGGCAGCGAGAAAGAGGTCGATTTACTCCTTCGCGGAGGCAGTATTCCGTCAGGAGCAGGCCTGCGTATCTTCTATCGGAACCAGCGTTTGCAGGAAGATGATCAGTGGCGGAACCTGTATTAATTACGCGGGTTAACAATTCGTGCTCTTAATAATACCAGGCATATCAGGCTGATGAACGTAAAAAAACGTTTTACATCAGTAAGATTATTATATACTGTAAATATAAACAGTGGTTATACATACAGTGTTGCGTGTGGTGTCATAGGAGGAAAGATGCAGGACTATTTTTTGGAGTCTTTGAAGCTCCAGCGCATTGATTTTTTTCTTAGGCTTGTAGCGGCTAGTGAGTGTAGTGATGAAGAGAAGGGGCTGGCTCTGCAGTGGGTTTCTGAATTGACTGATGAACTCATGGCAAAAATCAGAACCCACGAATACAACCGCTCAATGGATGTCATCAGCTGAGGTGACTTTTATGCGCATTGAAATAATGATCGATAAAGAGCAGAAGATTAGCCAGTCTACCCTGGACGCCCTTGAATCCGAGCTTTACCGCAATCTGCGCCCCCTGTATCCCAAAACGGTAATCCGTATCCGTAAAGGTAGCTCTAACGGTGTGGAACTGACCGGACTGCAACTGGACGAAGAAAGAAAACAAGTGATGAAAATTATGCAGAAGGTGTGGGAAGACGACAGCTGGCTGCATTAAGAAACGTTGCTGGCGTCTGAAATTGCTTCTGGCGTCAGCAAGGTTGAACAACGAGTACAGTGAGGCGTTAGGTGTGGCGTTTATTTGATGAGTGAACGCCCGTTCTGCGACAGGTTCGGAGATTAAGGTTGAAACTACGGGCAAAATACCATCTTTTTCCTACTTAATTGAGTCCAGTAACAAGTTACAGTTACTCTCATTGTAGAGAGAACGAGCAATTAGTGTTACCTGCTTTCCATTCATTCCTGGTTTATCCCATAACACAGCTTCTTGCGACGCCACAAATTCAGCATAATCAATTATGCGTTGTTCGTGATCTGGTTCCTCATAACCAAAGTATGAGAGCGCATCGTTGTAAGCGTGGTAAGCTGCTTTCTGTAATATCTTGATATCGGCTGTAGGTACTTGCTCCGTGTAGCTAGGATCTAATTGTGTGCTACTGCCATAGAATGCACATGAAAGGTAAGATATTGATTTCTGTTGAGCTTTAGTTCCTTTCTCATAGTTTTTAGCTGTTACCGCCTGAACTGGGACGCTAACAAAGCTTGCAACCAGAATTAAAATTAATACGTAAAAGCTTTTCATTTTGACCTCAGCCGAAACGTTAGAGAGACTATCGAAATTTGTAAAACCCGTGGCGATTCAGTTTGAGATCCTCCCCCTTACATGATTTTTAATCAAATATATGCTTTTGTAAGCATACCTGTTAACCGAATTATTCATTTTTAGAGATCTTCCGACATACTGATTATGCCCGCTGAGGAGTTCACCTTGCGTAAAGTCCGATTCGCTTTACTCGTCTGTGCATGTCTATGCTGCATGAGATTGCATGATCGTTTGAGGATCGTTTTTGCTAAAGCCCGCCAGAACTGGCGGGCTTTTGCGTAGATCATGCACCTGCATGAAAACCACTACATAAAGCGGGCAGGCGTGGCGGGGATACGAGCGCGCGCAGAGAGTTAGTTTGGCATTTGAACCTAAGTCATTAGTGATAACTTGGTGTCATTTTTTGGGTTGTAAATGATGTAAGTATCCATTTAATATGGATATATCTACTCTTAAGGCGCAGAAAAATGATGGGGCCAATCAAAATTTACTCTTGCGGTACATATCATCCTTGGCGATATCGAGGAGAGCGAAATCCTCGTTCCGGGGATAGACTTTCAAAGGCAATGATGGATTTGAAGGACGCTTCAAATTCCGGGTATGCAAAGGCTGTTAATATTTTTACCCAACTTTTAACTTCTAGCCTCCAAAGCTATGTGATTGGTAGGGTTGCTTTTACCGACGTGCCCTTTGAGATAACAATTGTTCCTTCTCATGCTGAGGGAAAAGTATCTCAAGCTTTAATAAAAATAGCGCAAGATATTGCGAAAAAATTTCCTAATGCTGTATATAACCAATCATTACAGAGAAAAACAACAGTAGTGAGTGCTCATAAGGGGGGCGGAGATCGTTCTGTCGAACATCATATGTCAACAATCGGAGTTACATCCAATGTGGCTGATAAGGTTATTCTCCTTATTGATGATGTTACTACAACTGGGGGGAGTATGACGGCGTGCTATTATCTGTTAAGATATGCAGGCGCAAAGACAATATTGCCACTGGCGTTACTAGAAACAGCTAATTATGAGGAGTGAAATAATGCACCCTTCCCAATTCAAAATATTGTTAGGTCTATCGGTACAGGTTGATAGACTTGCATCAGAACAAGGGTTGCTTAAATTATTTAACGATATTCCATTCCATATTATTTCCGATGAATATGAATTGGTTGAGTGTGTTAATTCAGCCGGGATTTTAAAATCAACCTTTTCTATAGCGTCATTGCATAATGCTGAAGACTATTTGAGCAAGCATTTATCATTGGGGATTGTTCCAATTCCTTTTGGAGATGCTAAATACCCTATTTGTTTAGCAATTACGCCAAATCCCCCAGCAATGTTATATTTGAAGGGGGACGTAAATATTCTTAGTGAGATGCCAGGAGTTGCAATTGTTGGTTCTCGTGAAGTTTCTATGGCAGGGGAAGAAATTACGAAGAGAATTACCAAGAAAATCTGTGAAAGAGGTGTGGTGATTGTAAGCGGCCTAGCTATTGGTACTGATACAAATGCACACAAGGCAACTCTTAAGGCAGGTGCTAAAACAATTGCTGTATTAGCTCATGGTTTAGAGAGCGCTAAGCCTAAACAAAATGCTAGATTAGCAAATGAAATTTTATCTAACGGTGGGGCTTGGATTTCTGAGTATCCTGTAGGGAGGCCTGCATTCAAGCAGTCATTTGTGCAACGCAACAGAATCCAGGTAGGTTTATCAGCAGTTTCGATACTAATCGAAGCAGCAAAAAATAGTGGGACAATGACGCAGGCGGATTTTGCTATTAAAGCGGCAAGACCTATTTTTGCTGTTGTACCGCATAAGGCTGATAATCCACTGGGACTTAATTGCGAAGGAACTCAACAACTTGTTGATAATGAATTGGCTAATCCCTTGCGCACTAGTCAAGACTATGATTCACTGATGAATGTAATATCTGAGTCAATAAGCAAAATTAAGATAAATTCTGATATTTATAGATCTAATATGAGTCACTTTCTGATTTAGTGGGTAGTTTTACTACCCATTAAATTCAATTGGATAAATTATATGGAGAAAAGATAATAACTTCTATGTTAAGCCATTCGTTAAGTTCTTGAATCCTTCTTTGCAATGGGATTAATTCATTTCTAACAAACACTTTGCTTGCTTTTTCCACATCACCAAACCCCCCAACATTATTCGGCAAAATTCCCATCATCTGAGGCGGTACGCGGTGTGCAGCCATCATGTCGTCCCGGCTCACGTTCTTGATGTTCAGAAATTCATCTTTCGCTGCGACTTCTGACAACGGGATGATCTGAAGCCCGTCCTTTTTGCCGTTAGGCGAGTACATAAACAGGTTGCGGAAGTTGCCAGGGCCTTTGGCGCTTTTCATCGCGTTGCGGAGGTTGTTCACATCTTCCTGGTTCTGCGCGGCGTCGGTCATATACATGATGAAGCCTGCATGACTGCCGTTAATGTAATACTTGCGGCGGAACAGCGTGGCAGACTCGTTGAGCAGGGCGGATGGAATAGCAGAAAGATAACTGGGCAGGCCGTAGATCTCCTGGTTGATGTCCGGTTCCATCAGATGAAAGATGCTGCCTTTCGTGAACTGATATGGCTGCGTGGTCATACCGTATTGCACAAACCAGTAGGTATCCAGGTCTAACCCGCGTCGGGTGTATTTTGCCAAGGCAGGTTCAAGGGCGATAACTTCACCGAAGCGGTTCGTGCGTTTCTCCAGGTAGGCGTTACCAAATACCAGATAGTCCTGCACAAAACGCGAAAAAGCCTGCTGGCTGAGCAGCGGGTGAGGGATGTAGGTGCTGGTCAGAATGTTGCACTTTACTGCAATCGGGGAACTATGATGAACGGCAGCGCGGAAGGTGCGCGACAGTCCGTCAAAGCTGACGGGCGGCTCATACCAGCGGTCCATCTGTACGCATTCCACATAATCCAGCAGTTCTCGGCGGTCCAGAACAGGAACGGGATCGCCGAAGCTGAATGCTTCGGCTGTAGTTTGACTTTTAAGCTGGATCTGTTTCGTCGCCGCAGCGCGGTTCTTCTTACTCTTTCCCATCAAAAAATCTCCACAATATTGCTGGTATTGGCGGATTCGCCCTGCAGCGGTTCGTTAAACAGTGCGTGCATCGTTGCCCAGGCCAGATCGGCGTGGCTGGCTTCTTCGCTGCGGCTGGCTTCATAGGTCGGGCGGTTGCCACTGGCGGTGGTGGCGCGACGGATTGCCATAAAGGACTGCGCTATGTCGGTGTGTCCGGCGTCAAACTCCAGACGGCGGTGGCTGATAATGTCGTAGGCCTTGAGTACCAGGGCGTTTTTAACGTTGGGGTTGTAGACAAACTCCCGGACGGCAGGAAAAAACGCTTTCACGTTCTCGTAAACCCCGTGACCAACGCCGGTTGAGTCGATACCGATATAGGTCACGTTGTACTGTTCGGTCAGTTTTTTGATGGCGTCAGCCTGGGCGCGGAAGTCCATTCCGCGCCACTGGTGACGCTCAAGAATGCGGAACTTACCACCCGGCACGGCTGGCGGTGCCACCACCACGCATCCGGCGCTGTCGCCGTTTTGCGTACCTTTTGCCGGGTCATAACCGATCCACACTTCGCGCCAGCCAAACGGGCGCAGGGCCAGTGCATGAAAGTCGGTCCAGACTTCCCAACTGTCCACCATGCACGCCTGCAGCTCGCTGAGTGGGAACACAGACGCGAGATCGTCCACGAACTCACACATCAGCAGGTTCTGGTATTCGTCCGGGCTGTACTCCATGCGCAACTGGTCGAGGTCGAACAGGTTACAGCCGCCGCGCACCGCATCTTCCACGGTGACTATCTGGCGGTATTGCCCGTCTGCGCACAGCAGGCCGGGGGCCAGATTGCTGTGGGACAGGTCGATGTCCACCTTATCGGCTTTGTTGCGCCCTCGGTTGAACAGCGCACCGGACCAGAACGGATAAGCACTGTGTGTCAGGCTGGATGGCGTGGAAAAATAGGTTTGTCGCCATTTTTTG